AACAGAAAGTGCTAATCAATATGATATAGACCCCAATATATTGGCTTCTTTGATTGCATCTGAGTCTGGTGGTGCTGGGTACCAACCAGACCTATCGGGAACGTCTGGTGAGGTTGGGATAGCACAAATTATACCAAAGTTTTATTATGAGGGGGCTGGTTTCTCAAGTCCAGAAGAATATGCGGAAGCCTTAAAGGACCCAGCGTTTGCAATAGAACAAGCCGCAATTATTTTGAAAGATTTACTTAGTGAATACGAAGGTAACTATTATGATGCACTAGCTTCTTATAATGGCGGCGCAACTGGATACCAAACTACAGGAGTAGGTTCGGACTATGCTAGAGATGTTTTAAGAAGGATTGGTATGCTTGACCAATATCAACCTAGTTACGGAGAATTTTAGTTGTAGTATAATATATATGCCATTTAAAAAATCAGGAAAAAAATATAAAAGCCCAAGTGGTAAACTATACACCAAGAAACAAATAAAGGCGTATTACGCCACTAAGGGTTGGACTAAACCAGTTAGAAAATCAAAAAGAGGTAGATAATATTTATTTCGGGGCGTGTCGCACAGACATCCGAAGGAGGTGAAATTTAAATGAATGAAGAAAAAGTTAATACCATTGCAGAACAACCTGCAAAGGAATCCCCAAAAGAAGACCCAAGAGATAAAAGAATCCAAGAACTTGAAGCAGAGCTTGGAAGAATGGGAAACGAACTTGGAGCTCAAAAAGAGTTTATCGACCAAGCAAACATTGTTATCAACACAGTTGCTTATAACCCAGAACTCAAATCAAAATTCCAAGAAGTCTATCAAAAGGCTTACGGAGTACAAGCCGAGCAACCGACAGAAAAAGAAGTGTCGTCAAAAGATACTGGAGAGCCTCACAAAGAGGATGAAAGACTTAGTAGAGATGTAGCAGATATTAAAGCTAGTACTAGAGAAGAAAAAGTTGCTGAGTTCGAGAGAAAGTTTGGTATAGCAAACTTACCAAAAGACCAGCAAAAGAAGATTAGGTCAGAGATAGGGGCATATTTATCTGATTTTGGTCAGGATATAAATACTGTTCCTTTGACTAAACTTCCTACTCTATTGGAAAGGACATATATGTCTATAAAAGCCAAAGAATTAAAAGAAGAGGGTCGTTTAGAGGGTTTTGCAGAAGCAAGAGAAAATGCTTATGGAACTATGGGGACAATGCCCTCTGGAACCATTACTCCAAGCTCAGAAGGACTTTCTCCTAAACAAGCAGAAATGGCAGAAAAGTTAGGAGTAGATCCAGAGAAAGTTGCTGAAAGTTGGAAAAAAGCTAAAGCGGAAGGTGAAATCTAAAAGATTAACGACATATGTTTTGTAGTATAGGTACGCCTTAGAAATAGGGCGTACTTATACTTGTTGATTTGACAACTTGACAATTATAGTTATATTAGTTGTAGTATTTATTTACTACTAGGAGGCTATTATGGCAGGATTTTCTTATAGGAAATCCCTCATTACTAAAGACGAGCCTACTTTACTGTATTTCATAATCAATAATTCATCTACCATTACATTAGGTGATGCAATCATGATAGACAGCAACGGTCACGCAGTTGTCGCAACTACTGGTGAAGAAGTTGCTGGTATCGCAGCTCAAGTTGTTGATGCAAACGGTATCCCAGTTGAACCTGATTCAGGTACAACCGATACATACACAGTTGATTCCGATAATGAAACAGTTAAAAAGTATCAGGTTGGACTAATAGTATCACCCTTTGCGTTGTTCTCAAACGACTCGAGTGGTGCTTTAGCAACCACAAATTTAATGCAATTCTTCGACTTAACTGACGAAGATACAATAAATGCCTCGTCTGCTAGTGACACAAGTGGCCAATTCCAGTTAGTTGGGCTAGATCCCGACAATGATGGTGATGCTTCTAAAGGACTCTTTAGAATCGCTGAATCAATGTTGGATCCTTATGCTCAGCAATCATAGTAGAGTTAGGGGATAATTATGGCAGCAATTAGAGGAAACTTTAAAGACGAGCTAGATCCCGCTATACGTCAAATCTTTCTTGATAGGTATGAGCAAGAGCCTCAGGTAATGCCTGAAGTTTTCAACGTACTTTCTTCAAGTAAAGATTCTGAGACTGACTCTGCAACAACTGGGTTTGGTATGTTAATTGAGACATCTGAATTGGGTGCTCTCGATTACGAAGACCCTGTAAAAATGTACAGGACAGTTTACAGTCACAAGAAGTATACGAAGGGATTCAAAGTCTCGAAAGAATTGATGGAAGACGATCAGCACAATGTTATAGCAAGACTTCCTAAACTATTAGCTAAGGCTACAGTTAGAACAACCGAGTATCATGCAGCTTCAGTATTGAACAATGCGTTTAGTACAAGCTACACGTCATACGGAGATGGAAAACCTCTCTGCTCAACATCACACAGTAGAGCAGATGGTGGAACCGCACAATCTAACGCATCCTCAACAGGTATAACTCTCACAGAGACAAACCTTGAAACAGGAAGATTAGCATTAGAAAAAGTCTTGGATGACAAAGGACAGATCGTAACTTTCCAAGCCGATAAGCTTATCATCCCAGTAGATCTAAGAAAGACAGCTCAAATCTTGACTCAATCGACATTGAGACCAGGTACAGCTAACAATGATGTAAACATTTTCGAGGGAGTATTTAAAGTAGTTCCTTGGAGATACCTAACATCAACGACAGCTTGGTTCCTGCAAGATTCTAGCGATCATTTGTTAAACTTTTTCTGGAGAGTCAAACCAGAATTCAAGAGTGATTACAATTTTGACGCTGACGCAGCTCTATACAAAGTGAGAATAAGATTCTCAACTGGTTGGAGTGATTGGAGAGGTTTCTGGGGATCTAAAGGTGATGGTGTCGCTTATTCGTCTTAAGTATAAATTTTAGTCGGGGGGCTCTCATCTGAGGGCCCTTCGTTGAAGGAGTAAAACATGGCAACAAAGTTCGACTACCTTAACGCGATAGGTGCGTCGGCCAAAATAGGTACACAACTACCTACTGCTCCATATATTTACTATGGAGTCTCATCTAATGATGTAGATTCAGTAACATGGGGAGGTGGGGAATTGTACTATCTTACAACAGAGAGCAGGTTGTATATTCAAACTGCTACGTCTGGGACCACGCCAGTGTGGAAAAGGATGAGCGATACATTTGCAACTACTACTACTTCTACCACTACGAGTAGTTCTACCAGTACTTCAACAAGTACTTCCAGTACAACTACAAGTGCATAAGGAGGGATATTATGGCTATATTATCTGAATCTTCAAGAGTAAGAAACGGTAACACGGAGGTTTCTATATACAAATTACTAGATGATAAAACAGACGTAGACACGTCTTCAACAGCAATAGATGTATTAGATGCTTCATCCCTTACCTTATTGGTTGAATCAAGTACTGGAACAGCAAGTGGGGTTGTAACATTAGAAGGGGCAAGAACATCAGATTATTCTGGTGCTTGGGCTTCTATAACTACAGTTACTACAAATGCAGCTTCAACAACTTTTATTTCAACAGTAGATATTGGTGATACTGCTAGTGTTCCCGTACCTTATGTACGAGCTAGAATATCAACAGTAATAGGTGGTGGTAAAGTAGATGTTTACTTGATTGTCAGAAGGGAATAATTATGGGAGTAACAAAGATAAACGAACTTAATTCCATAGGTGCTTCCGCTCAAATTGGAACCCAACTTCCAACTGCTCCGTATATCTATTACGGGACAGCGGCAAATGATGTTGATTCGGTTACATGGCGAGGCGGGGAGATGTATTACCTGACGACTGATAGCAGATTATACGTTCAAACAGCAACATCGGGTACAACACCTGTATGGAAGAGAATGTACGATACATTCGCCACAACTACATCTACGTCAACTAGCACGAGTACTTCAACAAGCACTTCGTCTAGCACGAGCACAAGTACGAGTACATCAAGTACAACGACAGGTGCGTAAGTAGAAAAAAGTGGTATAATGTACTAAAGATTGAAATTAAAATTTACTTAAAGGAAATTAAAATGGAAAAACAACTGCTCAAGATATCTGATTTAAACATGGCATCGGCTTTATTATGCGAAGGTTTAGACATAATAGGTATAGATGACAGAGACCCAAGAAGATTTTTCTTCTTTTTTGATAGAACCCCAAAGTCCGAAGAAATAGTTAAAAAGTATTGGAACGGTCTTTTAAGAGTTGACCCCAAAATGATGGGTTCTTATAGGCGTGAGATTTTAACAAGAATAAATCAAGGAGGTAATTTATGATAGTACTAAAGAATATAAACGGAAAAGAAACAGTTAGAACTTCTTTTAGAGGAAGGGATATAATTATAAAGCCAAAGTGCTCTCACATCTTAAAAGAAGATGAGGAGGGTTTAGCGGAGGCTAATTTTTTAAAGCAAACATACGGTTTTCTGTTAGATGTAACTGATTTAGTGAGACCTAAGGAGGTGTCAAATGAGAACGAAAAAACTATTCAACAACTCTAGTGTTGATGTAATTGATTTTAGGATAGAGGAGGCTGAGGAAGGGCCTGACGGAGATATAATTGTAACCAACGATACCAGAGGATACAAGACTACTGGTAGAACTCTTGAGTGGACTATAAAGGCTGGTGAGAAGTT